ATTTTCTACAGGAAGTTAAAACGAGCATTAAACAGACACGGTATTAAAAGTAAGTTACTATAAAGCCAATGGGATTTAATAATTTTTACGATTTAGATAAAGGTGATCTTAATAAAGCTTCTGAAAAGAATACGGAGCATAGACTTGGGCGTTATATTTATCGTAGGATTGATAATACAAATTACACAATCACTCTAAACCAAGATCATTTTATTGAATTTCATAATCTTTCGGGGAGTAGGGTTTTAAATCTCCCTGATCTTGCAACAGTTCCAGTAGGACAAACTTATATTATTATGAAAGATGGTTCAGGGCATAGTATTACTTTAGATCCCTTTAGTTCTCAAACGGTAAATGGTTCTGCGACTTATGTTCTTAGTGGAAGCCACGCAACTATTAATTTAATTGCAACCCCAACGGAGTGGCACACATGGTAAAACGCATAGAGCCATTACCCGAAACGCTGCCAATATTTGATACTGAATATCTAGACCATAAACTAATTCAAGATTTATGGCAAATATTTATTGCTTTTCGCCAAGACCCAAACAGAAGCAGTAAAATTCGTCCTACTGGTGATATTGCTATGCGGGTTTACACAGAAAAGCTAAGGGAACGCGGGCATGGGAAAAAAAACAAAGCCATTGTATTAAACATAATGCACCGCTATGGGTTTTCTGAACGATTTAAAACGGGGGAAAAAGCCTATCTTCGCAAGTTTAAGGAAGCAAATAGACAAAAGGAAGAATCTTTAAAAACCGAATCTCAAATGCACGATGAATTAGGGAAAGAAGTTTATGAAAAGGCAGTTAAGGCATTAGCTCAAGGTTATGGGTATAAAACTGTAGCTACAAGATTGAACATCCCCGAGGATACTGCAAAGAGCATATATCATTCAAAACCAGTACAAGAATTAATCAAGGATTTAAGGGATAAATCATTACGCAAAACGGAAACTGAAATATTTGAGGAACTTATGGCAGAAAATAAAGAAATTAAAGATAAGTACACGCAGATGATACCAAAGCTTGCTCAAACGGTAGAAGACTTGCAAGCCAAAATGGATAAATATATTGAAGATCCAGAGGCTTATGGGATTTCGCATGAAACTGTTTTTAAAGAAAGCTTAAAGATTATGCGAATGTTCGGCGAAGCAACAGACCAATTAACTCCTAAAAAAGAAGTTAAAGGCGGGCAAGACGAAGCATATAAAATTATTATAGAAATGTCTCAAAAAAACCAATTACCAAGTGCAGAAGCAGAAAAATTGCTTGAAGGGAAATATCAACCGCCAAAATTACTGGAATGATTTTAGATAGACTATACACTGATCAAGATTTTACCCCAGAGTTTATCACTTTGAAGATGAGCCAATGGGCAAATGATCCTTTTCTTTGGATGGTCGAACAAGTCTTTACGATTGATGAATCGGATAGGGGCAGTCCATTAAAACGATTCCCGCCTTACGCTTATATTAAGCATTTAATTGATGAATATTTTAAGAATAAAGTTATTGTTGTTAATAAAACAAGGCGTATGATGGCAACGCATATTTTTAGTACCCTAATGGTGCATCAGCTTTTATTTGTTCCCTATTCTGAAAATGTCATTGTTTCGATAAATGAAGATAGAGCTAAAAAAGTTATCGCTACAAGATGTAAAGCGGTATATGATAAGCTGGATTTTCGCTTTCCTTACCCTAAATTAACCGAGGGGAAAGAGATTAGAGTCTCTGAAATGCGAAATCCTTTAATCGGTTCAACAATTACAGCGTTACCATCGGGTTCAGATAAATGCAGGGGTCTAACAATTACCAATGCTTTTTATGATGAGTTAGCTTTTCAGCAGAATGTGGACCAAAACTTAAAAGCTTTAAAGCCTGCTTTAGAGGGTGGAGGAAGGGCAGCTTTAGTATCTACTCCACGTTTTGGTACTAAGTTCCAAGAGCTGGTAACCAAAATAGCTAAAAATGCACAGATTGAAAAGCTAATGAACGGTTTAGCTAAATACCGCAATGAATACAATCAAACTGTATTACAGCTTCACTATACCGCTAATCCGTTTAAACGTAGCGATGAATGGTATCACTCGGAACGCTATGGAGCTTATCCGAATGGTGAGCCGATACCTGGAGCCTCAGGGGTTGATAGCTATACTTGGGATCAAGAGTATGAACTTAAATTTACCGTTCCAGTTGGCAAGCCTGTAATCCCTGAATTTTCTAGAGAAATTCATTGTGAGCCGTATAAAGATTATCCATTTGATGAAGATTTACCTTTACATATTGGTATTGACTTTGGTTCGCATTATCCAGCAGTTGCGTTTTTCCAAAGAGATTCTTTAAATCGGTGTATTTTGCATGATGGAATTTTAGCCGAAGATATGGAGTTAGAAAATTTCATGGCTTTAATCTCAGAATATATCGCTAAACACTTCCCCGATGCCGAATATATTTTACATGCAGATCCAGCAGGGAAATCAGCAAATAGCCAAGGTACTGCACCGCCTGCATTTAAGATATTAGAAAAGTTCTTTAAGCGGAAAGTTCACGGGATTAAATCTGCTCCATCAGATAGAGCTGCCGCTATACGAAATAAAATGTCTCGTAGAATTGGCGATGCTATGGGGATAATCGTTAATCCCGCAGGTGGAATGTTTATTTCTAAAAACGGTGATAAACGAAACGGGCTATTTATTGAAACTTTTGAAACAGGCTGGGTTTATGATATGCCAAAAGAAGGGGCGTATCATATCAAGGAAGAGCCGAAGAAAGATGGGTTTTATGATCACTTAATGGACGCCTTGGGCTATGCTTTTATTGACGTATTTCCTTTATTAAAAGGTAATACTATTGCGAGAAAATCCAAGCCCAAACGCAAATTTTTGCATTATTGAAATCGAAATATACTTTAGGTGTAACTTAACCTTAAGGAGATTTTTAAAATGGCAAGAACAAATGTAAATATTGTTGGCGTTAGAGCAGCAAACGCAACAGATTTAGTTGATGTTACTGGAGTTGATACTAGAGATACAATCGCCCCAATAACAACAGGTAGAACGGATATATTAGCGGTTGGTGCTAACGCAGCAAACGGTACTCCAATTTCATCTTACAATGGCATAACTTCAACATTAAAGCAAAGTTTAGCTATACATTATGATTTCGCAACGGATGGCGGAGCGATTGGTGTAATTCAACTTAGAGGCGGCGTGCTTCCAACGAATGCAATTGTTACAAATGCTTGGCTTGAGGTAACGACTGGATTTTTACCAGTAACAACTTCAACAATTGCACTTGGCGTAACTGGTGCAGCAACAGCATTAAGAGCAGCAGCGGTCGCAACAGGTACTGTAGCACTCGATGCAGTAGCAAGAGTTGGGGTAATCGCTCCACAAACTCCAGCTTCTTTCGTTGCTAAATCTACAACTGTAAACAGAAACTTTATTATGACAATAGCAGCGGGTGCTTTCACGGCTGGTGCTTTTGTTCTTCACATTGATTACGTTGTATCTACACTAGATATTACAACTGCTGCAACTAACTAAAAATGGCTGATGTAACTACTGCTCTATTAAATGGCGTAAGCCCTAGTACGACAGGGACGTTTTATTCCCTCGGGTTCTCGACAAGAGACCTGAGGGATATTTCGTTTTTTCTTTTAATGCCAACAACGACTGGTACGGTTAGCACGCTAGATGTATCTATCGAAGAGTTTGACACTATAGATTCAAGTGGAGCTCCAGCGAACGCAGAAAGAATTAGAACTGTATCACTAACTAGCCCATCTGGTAGCGTGGTATCGGCTTTCACTCAAGTGGTAGCTGGGACAAGTTCACCAAATGCAACGCTTCAACAAAAATTAAATTCAAAGGATAACAACCTAAACAAATTTATTCGTGTAAAATATGTAGTAACAGGAACTGCAACGCATTTTACTAATATCAATGTAATTATGGCAGCTAACCAGAAAGTGTGAACAAGCTTGATATAAACGAAATACCAGATAATCAGCTAGAAGCTTTTTCTAGCCATATCAATACTTTAATCGATTCAGTAAAAAACAATAACGATTTCTATACTTCAAGGGCGATTATAAATAAGGTCATCTTGCAAGATGAAGATGTTGATTTATCTGATCGCAACAGTGTAGTTTATCAAAGACTTAATAATGATAATTTAATTGAGCGTGTTGTTGAAGAAGAAGATGTTGATGAATTTTCAACACTTAAAGACCCTATTCTCTATCGTATTTACAGAACATGGGTGAATAATATTAAGAACGCATGTTTCCCAACAAGTGGGGATTATGTAAACATTGATAGAAATTTTAGCTCTCAGTTTTACAAAATGGGTTTAAAGAAGTTTTTACCTCAAGTTAATCAATCGTGGATTAATATTATTAAAACTGAAAATCAAAGGTTTAATTTTAAAAAGAAATATTCAGCAGCAATAGCTGAATTAGTAGCTTATGGCAATACTGGGATTATTCACTATTTTGACCCAGTAGATAATATTG